CCCCAGTTCGAGCCGGCCGTGAACGGCACCTCCTGCGCCCACAGCACCGTGGTCATCGTCAGGCCGGTGATCGCCGCCGCGGTTGTGCCGCCCGCGGTCGAGAAGACCGTGTTCGCGGCCAGCACCGACCCGGACAGCTGCCGGGCCACAGCCGCGTTCCCACCCGCCTTCGTGCCCGTCGCGATGTTCAGGCTGAACAGCACAGACGCGTTCGACGGGAACGACGCCGCACCGAGGACGCTGGCGCGGACCGCGGAGATGTTGAAGTCGTTCGTCGCGGTCGTGACCCCGTACAGGATCGGGATCGGGGTCGTCACCGTGCTGGTGGCGCCCGTGGCGAGGGGCGTGGCGGTGTCGAAGACGCCGACCTTGTACGCGCGGGCTAGCGGCATCGTGCTCTCGCTTTCCTTCGAAGATTCGCGTGAAGATGCGGTCAGGTGGTCAGGGTCAGCCCGAACTCGCCGCGGACGCGTCCGCCGCCGCCCACGACCAGTCCCAGCCCGGGAACGAGAACTTCGGCCCGCCCGCACCCACCGCACGCGCCACCTGAGCCCGCTCATCCGCCGTCAACACCCCCGACACGGACCCGGCGTACGTGGCCGCGTAGTCGTCGACGGACTGCGACCGCAGCGACCGCGGGTTGTCGTACAGCCGGCCCGCCGCGCCCAGCGCGATCCCCTTCAGGCCGGCCGGATACGGCTCGGCCAGCACCGCCCCGGCGGCCTGGGTGACCGCGTCGATGACCAGCGTGCAAGCCAGTTGCGCCCGGTCGGTGGGCTGGGTGTCGTCGGGAAGGTTGAGGTAGACGATCAGCTCCTCGGGTGTGACGAGCGCGGCCACCCCGACCTCCCCGACCTGCTACTTGTACTGCGCGACGAGCTCGGCCTTGGTCTTGCCCTCGGCCCACTCCCGGGCGTCGGCCTCGGAGACGTCGTCGGGGCGCTGGGAGACCGCATACTCCACCCAGCGCTCCTTCGGGTCGACGATCTTCGGCTTGCCGTCCGGCGACTCACCCGGGCTCTCCGGTGAGAAAGGCGGGTCCGGGTGCTCCTGCAGTCGCACCGGCTCCGGCAGCGCCGCCAGCAGCACCGGGTCCGGCTCGGCTACGATCCGCACCCCGCCGGTGGACACGAGCACGAACCGGGTGAAGTCCGACACCCAGTCGGGGAGCATGTCCCCCTGCTTGAGGATCACGTCCTCAGCGGTGGCGGGGTTGGTGACCGAGCACTTCGGCCAAACCACCTGGTGTTCGGCGCTCATGGTCACACTCCCGTGATCTTGAAGCTGGCGCCGGGCTCCTGCACGACCGGGACCACCGGCCGGCGCCCCCGGATCAGCCACTGGTCGTTGGCCACCGGATCCCGCCGGGAGAAGGACTCCACGCCGTTGGCCGGGTCGCCGGTGTACTCCGGGCTGGGGATCTGCTCGTAGCCGAGGCCGCCGAGCATGGTGGTGTCGATCACGAACACTGTGGACACGACTGGCAGGTTGTTGGTGGGCAGCGGCAGTACACCGGCGATCTCCCCGACGGCGGCGATGCCGCGGGCGGTGACTGAGTTGCGGTCCTCGCGGGGCAGCCCGGCGATGACCGCCGCGTTGCCGACGGCCCGGGCGAAGCTCATGTCGGACATGACCGCGACGTTCGGCTCGTAGCCCTGGTCAAGTGCCCGGATCTCCGCGGCGGCGCCCATCAGGTCCATCAGCGGCGCCGAGGAGGTGGCCGGGTCGTTGGTGATGACCGACCAGGCGCGGGCCGCGCCGACGCCGCCGGGGGAGCCGGCCGCGCGAGTGGCGGTGGTGGCCGCGGCGATCGCGGCCAGGCACACCGTGTCGATCTGCTTGATGATCTGGTTGGCGATCTTGATGAGGACGACTTCGGCGGCCCGGCCGCCGTAGCGGCCGATGTGCTCGTCGGTGACGGGCACGTCCTGGCCCCACTTGGTGACTGCGGCCAGTGCGGCCACACCGGGGGCGGCGGGCGAGCGGGGGTACTCGGCGCCCGGGGTGACCGCCTCCGGAATCTTGCTGGTGAAGATCGACTCGGACTGCTCGTAGAGGATCGAGCCGCTGGGTGCCAGGAACCGGCCGGAGAGCAGCACGTCGGCGATGAACCGGTTCTCCGTCAGGGTCCGCAGCCGCCGCTGCACGGCGGCCGGACTGCCGAGGAACCGGGAGATGGTGAGGTTGTCACCGGAGATGGTGGGGGCAGCCGGTGGATAGATGTGCGGCATATGTCTATTTCTCCCTTCCGGCTACCGGAACAGCAGAATGCGGACGAGGGCAGTGTCGACACCGGTCGTGAGAGCGACGCCGATCATCTTTTCGAAGGTGGCCGCGCCGATCGTGGCCACCGAGCCGTTGACCGAGCCGACGGTGACCGGGGTGCCGGCGACGATCGCGCCCTGGCTGACCAGGTCGTGGATGCCGCGGGACAGGACGGTGACCTTCCCGCCGGAGACCGCGTCGTGGCCGGCCACCCCGCACACCGAGCCGGCGCCGGCCGCGGTGGCGACCGCGACCGTTCCGGAGCCGGAGACCATCAGCACGTTGCCGCCGACGACCGTGCCGGAGGCCTGCAACGTGTAGAAGTGCCCCGGGAGGAAGACCGCGGTGTAGTCAGCCACGGGACGCACCCGCCTTCGAGCTGTTCGGGTACATCGCGTTGTAGACCATGTCGGTCTCGGTCTCGTCGCCCACGCCGGTGTAGCCGGACGCGCTGACCGGGATCGTGTTCTTGGCCAGCCGCTTGATCTCGTCCTCGGTGCCGTCCGGGTCGGTGGCCCACCGCAGCCGGTAGTGCTCCTCCCTGCTGGGCGGGAACTTCCCGTCCTTGATGGCCTGGGAGATGACCGTGTCGCACTCGGCTTCCCGCATCTTGCGGAACGCCTCGTCGCCGCGGGCGGCCTGCGCCTGCAGCTGCCGCAGGTGCGCGGGGTCCATGAGCACCGCGTCGGAGCCGGCGGACGGTGCGGTCACCTTCGGCGGCAGGGCATCGTCCCGCGCACCGCCACCGCCACTCTCGGGCGGGGGCTGGGTGGCCGGGGCGGGCGCCGGGACGTCGGCCGCCATCTTGGCGAGCACGTCGGCCTCGGGCGCGTCGGCCGGCAGGTCGTAGGCCTCGCGCAGCTTCGCGAGTCGGGCCGGGTCCATACCGGCTCCCTTCTGTGGGTTGGTGCTGCGCCCAGCCGACGTCGGTCCGGGCGGGGTAGGTCCGTGCGGGGTGGGCATGCCGCCGACGTTCGCGGCGGGGCGGGGCGGCGGGGCCTTATCACGGCCCGCGTAGGCGAATACCTTCAAGTCGAACCGGGCGCGGGCCTTCGGCTCGGCCGGCTGCTCATCGACCGTCTCGTCGGCGAGGCCGGCCTCGACCGCCTCCGCGGCCGTGTACCAGGTCTCCCGACCCATCGCCGCGCGCCAGTCGGCGACCTCGCCGCCGGCGCGGGAGGCGTAGATCCCGGCGACCGAATTGGACAGCTTGTCGAGGACATCGGCGAAGTCGGCCATGTCCTTCGCGTTGCCCATCGCGACCCCGGACGCGTCGTGGATCATCATCGTGGCGGCCCGGTTCATCCGCACGACGTCGCCGGACTGGGCGATGTACGACCCGGCGGACGCGGCGAGCGCGTCCACGACCACGGTCACCCTGGCCCGGTGGTCCTTCAGCGAGTTGTAGATCGCGATGCCGTCCCACGCGTCCCCACCCGGGGTGTTCAGGTGCAGGATGATCTCGTCGACGTCCAGCGCCTTGAGCTGCCGGGCGAACGACTTGGCGGACACGCCCTCGTCGAACCAGTCCGACCCGATCCGGTCGTATATCCACACCTCGGCCGTCTTCGGCTTGCCGGGCTCGTCCTTGGCCTGGATCCGGAACCAGTCACCGCCGACGGCGGCGGGCCGGTGCCGCAGCCGCTCCCGCAGGCTGTCGGGCAGCTCGGGGATGTCGGGCACGCGGTCAGCTCCCTTCGGGGACTGGTGGAGCCGGGGGTGGTGCGGGCGCCTTCGGCGGCATCCCGTACTGCTGGCGGAAGAACTCCTCCAACGTCCGGTCCGGGAAGATCGCGCCGGCGTCGATCAGCGCCTTGATCGCCTGCGCGGTCGCCGCCTGCCGGGTCCCGATCTCGTCGAACACGATCCGCGGCGCCGGCTCGTCCTCACCCCAGTTCACGTCGACCAGGTCCTCGACGACGTGCTGCGTCGCCGTGTCCGCGACCTGCTGCGCCAGCGTCTGCAGCGACAGGGTGAAGAAGTCCGCGAACGTCGTCCCCAACGCCCAACTGCCGGTCTGGGTGCCGAGGTTGAGGAAGTGCGCGAGGACAGCGCGGGCGATCTGCTCATCGTGGTAGCGGATTGCCGGATCGGCGTCGGGTAGGTCACCCTCGACACCCAGCAGTCGCATCTTCGCGCCGTGCGCCTCCGCCGCCCCGGAGTTCTCC